GTGGTGAACTGGAACTCCGTGAACTGCGTGGCCTCGTCCATAAAAATAACGTCGTACTCCTGCCCTTGGTATTGCAGCACGTCCGCCTCGCTGTCGCAGTAGCCAAATACGATGCGGCTGCCATTGGGAAACGTGAAGGATTTGTCCATGTCCCGATACCGCGCAATCCCCATTAAGTCGGCAATCATTGGCAAAATGTGGTTTTCCCGCAGCTCCGGGAACGTGCGGCGCAAAATCAAAATGCTGATCCCGTTATAAGACAGTGCAAGCCCGGCAGACTTTTTGCGCACCGCCCAGCTTTTGCCGCCGCCGCGCGCCCCTCCATATGCCACAAACCTTGTGCGCGCTTTAAAAAAAGCAATCTGTTTTGTATTTGGCTTTCCAATATTCCATTGCATCAGCCCATCAGCTCCCGCGCTTCATCGGACATCACGATTTGCAGCGTCGCGTCAAGGTTCCCGTCAATTGGCTGTGTAGCCTTACCGTACACCCTGTCAATCACTGTCTTTGCCGCGTCCATCCGCAGCGCCAGCGGAGCGTCTTCGTCATCTATTGTTTTGATGAGCAGCTTTGCGGCGGCAGGCGTGGCGGCTTTGAACATGTCCCGCACATCCGGCGGAATTTTAGGCCTCCCCCTCGGGTTTCCGCTTTTCCCCTTTTCAAACGGCTTCCCCGGTACGTTCTTCTTTGCTGTTTTCGTGCTGTTAGCAGCAGCCATCCGCCCACCCCCTTTCAGGCATAAAAAATAGGCCCAGGGTTTCCCCTAAGCCTATCGTATCAAAAAAGCAGTTGGATTTTGCGCCACGTTTTATTTGTCTTTTTCTCGTTCCATACGCTCACGCACAGCCTGCAAAACATATGCCTGTGTAGACTGTCCCGCCGTTATCGCGGCCTTTTTAATTGCCTCTCCCTCTGCCTTATATGGCTTTAGTAGTATCTGCATGTACTTTGCATCGCTCTTTTGATTGCTGCGCTTTTTGGCCTCGTTATATGCCATTGTATCACCTCGCGTTTATTATAACATATATACAAATTGCACGATATAGTGAAAACAAACAAAACAGCGCACACGATATAGTGCAACTATACAAATTCACGATATCGTGCTTGACTATTGCACGATATCGTGCTAATATTTAGACACAGCGAAAGCAACACCAACCAAACGGAGGAAAGCAAAATGAACTTAGAAGAAAAGAAAGCGCAGGCTCTTAAGAATTACAAAGAAAAACGGGATGCGTACATGGAGACGATAAGCCGTGAAAACTGGATTGCATTCTGTGATGCGAAAAGAGTTTGTAGGCTTATGGGAGTACGAGTTTAAATCAAACAGGCTGTCCCATCGGCCAGACGGGGAGAAAGGAAAAAGCAATGGCAAGATATAACACCACAATGATTGACATTGAAAATTTGACAGACCTTGAACTGCTGAAAACTCATTGCATTTATTCATCCGACTTTGAAGATTTGACAGAAACAAAGCAAGTGGAAATCTATCGTTATTGCAAACTGCATGCCACTTCCCCCGGATGCCTCGCAAGCCTTGAACAAATCCGATACGCAGTGACGCGCATTTACTTTAAAAATCTTGGGATAAATTATTAACCACATACCCGCCCCGGAGGTTACGAGGGCAAAATTTCGGCAAAAAAGTCAATAGAAAAAACAGTATAGGTTTGTTATGCTTTATAAAAAGGGAGGATATGGAAATGGAACAAATCACGATCACACTCACAGCTGATGAACTGGTTGAACTGAACGCGGCCCGCGCCGCATGCTTCGCGTATATGTCGCCGCTACCCTGCACGGACGAGCTCAAAAAGATGCTGCTTTACGGCGCACGGCATTATCAAAAAGCCATGGACGAATCCGAATAAAACGTAAAAGCCGGAGGTGAGAAGCCTCCGGCTTTTGCTATATCAATCCCAATTCTTTCGCCAATGCCCAGCAGAATTTCCGTTTCTCCCTTGTGAACGTTCTGCGGCTCACCGCAAACCCGTAATGCGCCTCCAGAAAGTCATACGGCCAGTCCTTTTGATTGATGATGGATAACTTCACCGCGGCTATAAGCGCCCTGCGCGCCGCGAAGGCATCATTATCAAAGCTTTGCCCAACGCTTTCCTCCGCACGCGCCACAGCTTGCTTATATCGGTCTGGCAGCACATCCAGCGCCTCAACAACTCCCGCGCACGCGCGCACGATTCCATGCGGTAAATCATACATCAGATAAACCCTCCACGAATCGCCACATATTTTCCATAACTGATTGGGCATTCTCCGCGCTTACGGCGCTCGTTGTTATATGCATCCAGCTCCCTTAAAAATGAACCGAGCTTGTCCCGCTCTCTTATTTTTTCGGCTTTTCTTTTCAATTTTAGTTGTTCTTGTGCTATTTTTTGATTTTCTATCTTTACTTTTTTAGCACATGCATCACAATATTTCCGAGACGAGTTTGGACGCTTTAATATCATCGGCGCACCACACACTTCACACTGTCGCTCAATCATCATCGTACCTCCCT